AGATCACACAATGTAACGTTACGTGTATAATCATCTAGCACACGATGCTCGTCACCGTTATGGTCTATCCAACGCTGTAGCATCATATTATTCCAGTTGTAGCCTTTGTTTTCTTTGTCAGCAAATGCTTCTAACAAACCTACTTTATTCTTTGTACCTTTCTTGCGCACACCAGGATAAGCACTAAACACGTTATCGCTTGTATCTCCACGCATACATTTTTCAAAAAGCATAAACGCAGGATCAGGAGCAGGCTTTGGCTCACCTGTCTTTTTATCTATTATTGGTTCACGTTTTTTATCGTCAAAGTAACCTTCGTGTGTAATAATTGTATTGCTTACACCGTTGTACTGTTTTACATTAGGAGCAATTAACTGTGCAAAGTCACCGTCAGTTGAAATAATAACATGATTGTCGTTAGGATGATTTTGCACCCATCCTGCAATAAGATCATCTGCTTCTAATACAGGATTTTGTAAGACTGTGCAATTAGTTTTATCTGTAACAAAGTTTTTAAATTCATCAAATATTTCAAAGAACACTTTATCTTCTTCTGCTTGTGCAGGAGTCATTGCATCGCGAGTTTCTTTACGGTTACGCTTGTATGGCTCATAAAAATCTTTACGCCAACTACGTCCTTCTAAGCAGAACACAACATGATCTGCGTCAAAGTCGTTCCATGCTTTTTTAATACTGTTAAGTGTAATATGTATTGCCATACCTACTTTAGTATCGATATCACCACGTACAACGTGTCTTGCTCTAAAAAAAGTATTAAGTGTATCAACTAGTACATAAGTTGCCATTTGTAAGCCTTTAGTTTATTTGTATTGCTTATAATATAACACAATATATTATATTTGTCAACTAACTTCTGATTTACCTTTGTCAATTGGTACAACATTAATATAACCCATATCTCTATCTGCGCTTTCGCCTTCTTCGCTTAACATCTGACTTACGATAGTCCTAAACCATTGATCAACAATCTGTTCGTTTGTTTCGCCCGAATAACCAGCATCAAGAAGTTGTTCGATAAACTCGTTGTTCCAGTCGAGCTCAAAAAATCCATTTCGAATGTTATCAGGGTTTACTTGAGTATCAAGTACAGCAACCCAAGGTTCGCCTTTTGCAGTAGCCGCTTCTTTTTCTTTTTCAAGTGCTTCTCGACGCAGTTCTTCAGCAGTCTTTACTTCTTCTGTAGCCTGCTCTAGTTTTTTATCTCTTACGAGTCTGTTCCACCATCCCATTAGTATTCCACCGTTTGCTTTAAGTATTGAATTTCAAATTCTTTAGATTCTGATGTTTCATTATATCCGTCGTGGAGTCTATATGATACACCTTGTTTATAAAGTTTAATATTTAATTTATTAAGATCTTTAACAAGATTGTTAAGTTCTTTAACCATTTCTGTTACTTTAGGATCTTTCATAATTTCTTCCTTATTTTATTATATCGATCTTCTGTAATCTTTTTGCCTTGCAGAAGTTCATAGTCTTCCTTGCTAAGTCCCCCAGGCATTCCCGAATAGTGATATGTGGAGTCGGGGGCTGAATCGCCATCCTCGTTCCATACACGCTTCTGCCACGTCTTTAACGTTGAGACTGTACTCTTCCGAGCGTCCTCCAAGCGGCATAAGATATACTGGACACTTAATGCCGACAGCACGATATTCTTCAACAGCACGACCAACTTCGTCAAAGTCATCCATAGTAGCAACAACAAACTTGAAATACATATCACTGCCATCCACACAGGAATACTCACGAGCAACGTCAGGCTTAATAGCATCACTCCAAGATTCCCCAGAAACGGAGAGCTTTGGTGAGCAGCTAAATGTGACTTGAATTCTATCGTTATTGTTGAGATAATTGAAGAAGTCATCGTGTAAAGATTGTGTAGTATTAGTTTCAATTGTGACATTTTTTAAGTCCTTCATTTTAGGATGTTCAAACAACTCTACATAGAGTCGCTGCCAAGCAAGTAGTGGCTCACCGCCTGTAAGGATAAGATGAACATCTTGTCCATTGTCCATAGTCCATTTGCCTTCGGGCAACAAACTAAGCAAGTGTTCTACTACTTCATCAATAGTAGCCAATTTGTTAAAGTCTTTAAACTCTGGATAGATACTTGCATATGTATCACAACCTGTGTGTACAATAGGCAAGTCCTCAAATTTTTCTGTAGTTTCATGTACACCTGCGTCGAGCAATGCTTTTACTTCTGCATTGTAACGTTCGCCTCGTGCGTGTTGTTCCCAACGATCGCCTACACTTTTGTCAACCCCAAAGTTCATACAGCGGAAGTTACAACCAAAAGTGCGCAGGAATACACTAGGTACTCCTACAAACTTGCCTTCGCCTTGTACGCTGTAAAATGCTTCTGAATATCTTAATTTCATATTAAGTCCTTTGTTCTATTGTATACATGTTCACTGTAATAAAAATGTGCTAGTTCTCCAGGATGAGCATTATCTAGGGCCTTAGGGTATTTGCCTCTATAAAAATTAATACTTCCTTTTTTTACAAATTTTGCATATTTACAATTTAATGCTCTTGGATAATAAGCGTCAGCAGTTAAGAAAAAATGCTTAATATTATTTTTTTCTAACAGCAGTTCAGCATAGTCTATAAAAGTTGCAGTAAGCCACATACCGTCTTCGTCTGTATAAAAATCTCTAATCCATCTTTTATATAACTTACTGTCTTGTTTTATATGTGCCATTCCGCCACTAGGTCGAATAACTCCCCATCTAGGTGCATACGACCATTTAATATAGACAATATCATCTGTAGTTATTTTATCTATGTGATTACTTAACAGATAAACTATCTCTTTATTACTTGCACCCGGTATTGAAAGATTTACACATCTGCGTCCTAATTTGTTTGCAAGTAGTTGTGGCCAGGCATATTTGCTAGGCTCATCACCGACATTCTTGTTTTTATAATCCCAACAGTCTCTTAAACCGTGACCGAACGTAAGACTACATCCAAATGCATATAATTTACCCATTTTTAATTTCCGTTATAGCTGATCTAAAAGTACTTAGTGCTTCAAAACAATTTCCAAAATATCTTGATCCGAGTTCTTTTTTATCTTGTAAATCTAATTTTATAAAACTTTCAGGATCTAGCAATTTTACAACACCATTGCAATACCAAATATTACACAAAACATAATCATTATGGTAAAATATTTCGCCTTTTGACAAATACTTACTTTTAAATTTTAAGTGTTTATTAAATATATCTGCAATTTCGTGTAAAATAAAAATTTTTTCATCCCATGACAACTGATCTATTTTGCTCCAGTCGTCTAACCGAAATCCTTCAATAAGTTCCATATTAATTTTATAACCATTTTTTTGTAAAGAAAAAATTTTAACAATTCTATTATCGAATTCATAATACTCATGGTATAAATCAATCCAGTCTGGAGTTCTTATAGACTGCATTTTAGTAGGGTTTATTATTTTTTTATATATTTTCTTTTTTGTCATCTCGGTGCAAATTCCTGTTGCAGTTTGATGTTATCAAAGAACTCTTTCTTTGTACCTGGATCGCTCTTAAAGCTGCCTTTTAATACAGTAGTTTGTGTAAGACTGCTATGTGCCATAATACCGCGATTCTCACAGCAACCATGTGTTGCTTGGATATAAACGCCTAAGTGATCAGCACCTGTTGCTTTGCGTATTTCACGTGCAATATCATTTGCAAGTTCTTCTTGCAGTGTACCACGTCTAGCGCACCACTGTGCAATTCGTGTGTATTTACTCAAACCAATTAACTTAGGACCTGCAATAATACCAATGTATGCTACACCTGCTACTGGCTGGTGATGATGCGAACACATGCTCTTTAGTTCTGAACGAACTACTAGCATGCCTTCATAACGGTCATCTTCGTGATTAGGAAATGCTGTTGCGGTTGGCATAGGATCATAACGTCCTGCCATAATTTCATTAAAGTACATTTTAGCAAGACGCCGTGCTGTACCTTTAGAGTTAGGATCTGTGTGTCGATCAATTAGTAGTGTGTCTAACACACCTTCAAATGCTACAGTTGCTTCTTCAATCAGTGCTTCTTTATCGCCCGCTTGTAATACTTCTGAAATGTTATCGCCGGCCCAATAGCGGATGCCAGCATCTTCTAGTTTTGCTTTAATTTGTTCTGCTTTACTCAATTTCTTTCTCCGAGTTATCGACGTGGATGTCGTAATATATGGTACAACACATACTAGTATTGTACCATATATTTAGGTTTTTGTCAAGCAAAATGTTTGTTTAACATCTCGATACGATCTTCTGCTGCTGCCATTTTATCTAATTCTTCTTGGATAGCTTCGACAATATCGCTGTGTTCACCGATACCGACACTTTGATTCATATAAACCATAATGTTTGTTTTTGCACGTTCTAGCTCACCTTCGGCGTGCATCCGTGCTGCCTTTACTAGTTGTTCTTTCATTCCTTTGATTCCTTCTGTCTCTGTCTTTCTTCATATTGTGCTTTTTTTTCGAGGTATTGCTCCTCTGTTAAATTGTGCCAACCAATACATCTTCCTGTTGGCGATCTTCCACAACCACAACTCATTTTTCATACTCCCATGGATATACAAGCCAAACATCATCTTCGGCTTTGTTTACTTCGTGCCAGTGATAGTTTACTTCTTCAAACTCGCTAGATAAATTTTCTGTCATAACAGCAAAACGAACATTCTGGCCCCATACAGTGTCCCAGTTTGGATCGTCTGGTAAACAGCCGCTTTGCCAATCCTGTTTAATCCAGGCAAATGTAGCACCAGTATCGTTAATATCATCTACTACAAGAATGTTCTTTTTTACTTTAGGATCGCTTGTGGATTTACTCCAAACATCGTCTCTGTCTATTTTGGATACATAACCAAAAGCATCTTCTGCCATCCAGCAGTTACTTTCGCATTGTTCGCCATCTACTGCATCACGCAGTTTAACTTTGAGTGTCTCCATACGACAGTCTAGCAGTTGACTAATACGTAGTGCTAATGGAAGTCCGCCCCGTGTAATACCTACAACATAATCAGGACGCCAGTTGTCATTGTACATTTTTAAACAAATGTTTGTTGCTGCTCTGTGTACATCGTCGTATGTGTAATGATGTTTTTTCATTTTTTCCACTCATCCATTTGTGTTTTGATTTCATCGCCTTCGCGGTCTTCGGCAATGAGTTTGGCCATACTTTGAATATCGTCTAATAAGTTCTTTGCATATATACGATCATATTCTTTGCCGCTTATTTCGCTGTATTGGTTGCGCACACGATGCAGTTCGATTGCTTTGTCTTTCATAACATTAAGACGTTCAATTAATTCTTCTATTGTATGTAACATTAAAACGGTAACTCCTCATTATCGTCGTGATTGCCTTTCCAGTCTTGTTCTATCATTGCATAAACAGTTTTAAAGTTTTCATAAACCTTTTCAAGTGCTGGATATTCTTTACACATACGTTTTAGTGTTTGCGGATCGGGCATATAATCTTCAAATATTACATGATTAAAGGTTAGGTTACCGATATCAATTGTATCACTTGTAAAAATATTATTTGTATCTATTGTGATAGAATCCGTGGTATGTGAATCAATATAAATATCATCTACATTGTAGTCTGGTATCGATACTGTAACTGTATTTGTGCTCATATCAGTTAAATCTATATCTAATTCGTCCAAATTAATCCAAGTTTCATTCTGCTTTGATTGCGTCATATAATGCTGCTCCGCTAAAAAATTCTTTGTTTAACTTAGTACGCTGTTTATCTAAACTTACTAGATAATCATCATAGTTTTCCATGTAGTCACGAATCTTAGCAACAAGTTCGCCGCGGTGTGCTCTGTAACTACTGTAATCTTCTGTCCATTTGCTCGGATATGTAAATTCAGGCACTGCCATTTCACTGTAACTTAGTCTATCCGGCACCATTGGAATAGCATTTACAAGTGCGCCTTCGTACCAACTAATACCAAGTGTTTCTTGCAGATTGGCACTAAAAACCATCTTTGCTTCGCCTAGCAAGTTATGATATTCGTTCTTAGTAAGTTCTTGTTCCTGACATACAACAAACTCATATTCAGGAAGTTGTTCTGCTAAGTCACGGAAAATATCTACTTGTTTTTCAGGAGCAATACGATGCGGAAAGAGTATAAGATCTCTTTTGTCCATACCGCTATAGGTAACAAGACTTTCTTTTAGATACTCCATAGGCCAACCTACACGAGTGATACGATCGTTTTCGCCTTCTAGTGCTTCTACTACATCATCTTCTTCCCAAGGGTTATCAGGCCCAAACAATGTACGCACAAACATTTCAATATGGAAGTTTGTAGCAAAAAAGTTATCGTCGTAGGTGTAATACATGCTCTTTTCAGCATGTCTTACCCAAGGCGCATCGCCTATGAGCCTACCCAAGAAATCGTGAGGATCATAAGAACCAGCATGCCAAAGGCCACCGATTCTAATAGATACGCCCAAGAGCTCAGCCATGTAACGAAGCTGGATAACAGTTGGGTTCCACGCATCCGTATATAGGAAATAATCTCCATCTTTAATTTCTCCGTTGCAAAACATCTCGCCTATTTGTTCGAGCTGTTTAGATTTGTAAACGTTAGTGCCACCAAAATTAAGAAATGCCCCAGGCGTAGTTGCCTGAGGCGTTTCTCCACCGCTAATAATCTTTATATCTGTATTTGTAGCTCGTTGCAGTTGTTTAGGAAGATATTCTTTCCATTGCTTAGTATAGCGTGTGTCAACTGCTTCGATATCTACAATATAGATTGTCATTAGTTTCTCCGCTGATTAATATTACGTCCTGCATTACGAGCTTTTGCACGTAGCCAGCCTTGATATTTTTGATAAGCGATCCAATTAGGATCGTCCTTTTTGTAAAGTGCTGCTTCATCAAACACTTTACCTTCAAACCGACAATAGTCACGATATGCATCTAAATCGTTGAAAACTTTAGTGTATGCATTACGATTAAATTCAATAGCCATTTTTAATAATCCTCTTATTATGACTTTGGGTAAAAAATAGAACAGCCGTTTTCGTTGTCTTCAGCGACACTAATTTCTACAAATCGGCCAGGATACTTTGCAGAAATCTCTTTGTACAAGTCATCTGCAATCATTTCACATGACTTGTGATTTAACTCTAGTACGCCTTCGACGTCATAGAGTCGTTGCATCCAGCGTTTAAACTGAATGAATTCAATATCGCGATCGTTATGAAATACTTCAATACGAACACGAAAGTGAAAGATA